CTTAGTTTGAACGTCTGCGGTTTCACCCACTGACTTCGCCCGTATCTTAGTGAACAGGTAATCTACATCGAAGGTAGTCAATTTCGTATCGATTGGATCCTCAACACACGCATGGATTGTCTTAATGATCGATCGGACCATATCCTGTTTGTCTTGAGTCTCATACGCAATCAGTAACGCTTTCTGTTCCTTCACAAGGAAGGGACGGAAGGACGTTTCTTGCCCCGATGATGGTACGGTCACCGTATAACTCGGCGACTCATTCAGTTTTGGTAATGCCATAATGTATCCTAATGATTAAATAATTCCACCCAGATTGAGGTTTACATCTCCCCCAATTAGGTATGATAGACCACGTTTGTCTTCTTTCACCTTCCATCTGGTGTAAGAAAATTGTATGGTCAATTCAACAACGGTTCCCGCATCACTCATGAACTCGATTCCGTTCATACTGGTCGGGAACGCATCTTCTAACTCCACTGTGTATATAGACAAACCACCAATATCGAAATTGATGTCTAGTGGACCTAAGTCAAATCCTGCTCGCATCTGTGGTTTGGACAGTTGCGAAATTGTAATTGGATGCGTGATCTGACTCTGATAGGACACAGACTCACGTCCATTTTCCCCTTCGTTCACGATCTTCGACATCCAATTATCGAAATATTTTTTCACCTCGTAGTCGTTCAGTACGTAGAACGTCAACGACACATCGCCTACTGCATATCCGTTCGCGACCTTTCTCATCTCTATTCCGACTTGACGGTCCAACGACGTGATCTGTTTGTCTGGTAGTTGTGCAGACTTACATAGTAGGTTCAGAGTCTCTGGGTCATCACCGGACATGCTTGGCAGGTTGATGTTCTCTGCAACCGACTTCGCGGTGTCAATTACTTTATCCAACAGAGACTGTTCGCCGACTTCTTTTGCGGGAGACTCTTTCTTTGCACCGCCACCAGCTTTCGCATTGATGGACTTGACCGATGGTAACATCACCGCGAATTGGTTGTTGAATGCCATCCCGTTGCGGAGACTGACCTTTGATTTGAATGTTTCTATACCCGCCATTTAGTCGCCTATCATGTTTTTAGAGTCGGAGTAGACCTTCTGGTTACTCGCGTAACGGAAATCTGCTGTCGGTAGAAATGTTGCGATCTCCCACTCAGGGGCGGGAACCATCGCGAACTTCCCGTCAACGTGTTTGTTCAGATAGTGTTTGAAACACGGTCTGAAGTGCTTAAGTTTTGCGGTCTTGGTCAAAAGTTGATAAGACGCCTTGAAACGGGTAGTCTTGTCAAACTTAGTGTTGTTGGTGATATCCATCAACGCATCTAACATCTTCGCACGTAGTACCGGAGGTAGATAGTGCAGGTTCAGCCCATAGAACCCATCCTTCGCCGGGCCCACCACAATGATTAATGGGAACGCATCGTAGTAGGGTAGTTTCCTTCGGTCGTTCTTAAACTTAGGATCGTAGAAAAACATATACATGTTGCCCACGACCTCTTGTCCGGTCTTCTTGAGTGGATCCTCATCCATCAAGTCTTCACGCTTGATACTGCGCATGTTCTTAATCTTGTTTTGAAACCATCTACGGGATTCCTTGGTACGAGGTGTGATACCCGCACGGAACGCCTGTAACTCTAAGTTCTGGAATATTTTAGACATGAGACCCTTGTCCTAAAACCTGTCTCTCTATTTATACACGTTTTTTACGTTTTTTGAACGGGGGTATCTTTTTGAGGGGTTTCTTGGACTTGACGCGTTGCGCGGCCTTGGGCATGATACCCTTTGCGGTGAGTTCTTTCTCTGTCCAGATCTCGAAGTGGTACCCACGATCCTTTGCGTACTCGACCGCTGCCTTCCACTTGGACTGGTTCTTGATGTAGGTGAGACCCTCAGTCATGAGTGTCTGTCGGGACTTGCCCTGTTTCTTCTCTGGTCTCTTGGTCTCCTTGGCAGGTTTGACCTCAACCAACACCACACGACCCGACTTGTACTTAATCACAAAGTCTACGAAGTATCGGTGGGGTTTCTTGTCGGTCTCGCAGATGTAGGGTATGATCAACTCCTCAGACATCCATTGGACCACGTCTGAGTTCTTGTCGCACCACATCATCACGTACTTCTCCCACCCCGAGCGATAGACGATGTCGTCGACGTTACCCGCGTACTTCTGTGGTTTGGTGGGTTTGTATTTCCCTTTATACGTTTTCATAACGTCTCAGTAGGACCATACAGTTGAGTCGGTCGGTGGAGGGGTAGTAGAACTCTCGCACCTTGCGGTACGGGAAGTCGTCCCGATCCAGTTGGTTGTCGATGACTGCCTTGGGGTATAGGTCACCCATACATCGGACGTAGTCGTCCACCAACATCCACTCGATACCCGCGTCAGAACATAGGTCCATGTCCTGTACCATTCCCTTGGGTGTGTGGTCGCCGTCAACGAAGATCATATCATACCCAGACACGTCGTCGGCGGTCAGTTGGTGTGAGTCGCATAAAGTGAACTGGAATCGACCCTTGAACTGTTCCTTCATCTTCCACGCATTGACTTCTGTGTGTGGATACATCCCGATGTCCGTGGAGTGTATTCGGACACGACGATCAACAGATAGGAACGTGTACGCACTGTGACCGAAGTTGAACCCGATCTCGAAGATGGTCTTGGCTTGCGTCATAGATAGTATACTCGCAAACGCCAGACACGTCTTGTTGTCAGGCAGGACATGACCCTCAATGGTTTCCCACCCCTCAGTCAGGAATTTAGTGTCGTCTACTAGGTTCATCGATTTCGTGTATAAATAGTGTAACGATATTTATAGAACCGCGAGTCCACTCACATGGTAACAGAAGCAACGAAGAAAGATGGACCATTGGTGTATCCCCTGCGTCAGGACAGAGTCGCAACTTGGGTCACCTTTGGTATTAAGACTGTGGTAACCCCAGAAGAACAGGGTAAGCAGGTCTCTGAAACAAGTTCTGAAAACAAAAAATCTAATACAGTCACTGAAGTAGGGAAGAAAATGAGACTGTACCTACCGGCGGGATTTTCCGTTGCAGACTCATTACAGTACACCAACGCAGACATCGGTACGACTGGTGCAGCAGCGCTTGAAGGCATGGGTGCAGCGACCAGCGGTAAGGGAAGTGCACTAATGAGTGTCGTGAGTTCGTTTGCTGGAGGCCTCAAAGACGGACTGTCATCCATTGGAGATCTTTTCCAAACAGGTCAGATGGACGCACTTGCGAAACTGTCTGTTGCGCGTGGCATCAACGCTACCAAAGACCTAATGACCGACGAAGTCAAACTGGGTTCTCAACTCGCACTACAGGTCGCAATGAACCCTAACTCCCGTGCCATGTTCAAAGGTGTGAACCTACGATCGTTCTCTTTTGCATTCGTTTTCGTTCCGACTTCACCTGAAGAAGCAGAGATGGTCGAACAGATCATCTATCGATTCCGCTGGCACGCTTACCCCAAACCAATCAACCTAGGTACGACCGGAATCACCGCAGGTTTCGAGTATCCACATCTATTCTCTATCGAACTGACACATGATGATTCGAAAGAGGCTGTAGGAACTATGATCAAAGATTGTTACCTTGAGTCAGTGACGACCGCATACAATCCATCGAGCATGGCTTATCACTCAGATGGTCGTCCAGTGGAGTATAATATGACTCTTAATTTCCGTGAGACTATCGCACTCACTCAAGAAGACATTGAGGTGGGTTACTAATGTATTTTAAAAACATACCAAACGTTTCTTATCGATTCGGTGACCTGAACGATGAGGCAATGATTACCAACCTGTCCGCCTATAGTGAGGTGTTGGACACAGTCAAGGGTAACGCTGCCTTCTATCAGGATTACTATATCCAACACGACGAACGTCCGGACCATGTTGCATACAAACTCTATAAGAACCCTCAGTTGCATTGGACGATTTACCTTCTGAACCCCAAGTTACGTGAGAACGGTTGGCCACTGTCCGATCTGGAGGTTCTGGAAAAGGTTAAGAAACAGTATCCAGACACCACACTCAACACTAATGAAGATATCTCATCAACCTTTAAGGTGGGTCAAGTAGTCACTGGTCAGATGTCCGGTGCATCCGGTGTTGTGGTGCGTAGAAACCTAGACCTTGGACAGATCATTGTCAACGTCGATTCCTCGTTGCCTCCATTCCGTACAGACGGTGAACGCATCACCTCAGTTGTGGGTGAGACTCTACAGGCAGTCGATATTACGTCCAGTGAGGACGAACACCAATCCTTGCGTCATTGGGTAGAAGATGTAGAGTATGCAGTAGATGATGAAGGTGAGTCGTTGACCGAACGTTACGCCTATACGTCTCGAATAGATGTCCCTAAAGATAGTGACGGCAGTCCGATGGGTGCAGAGGTCTCGCATTACGACCACTATGTCGCAGAGAACAACTCCCTTAAACAGATCCGCGTCGTGAGACCGGGCAACATTCGTGAAATCGTCAGTGCATTCATCGCCGCAGTAGGTTCGTAATGACAGAATTAACAGAGATCTCCACGCCTTTCGAATTCGCATCGGTAGAGATCGAGTCGAGTGCAAAAAAGAAGAAGAAGATCGAGATCAAGGCGTTGGTAACCGACCTTGACATCTTCGAACACATCGACAAACCGTATTTGACCGCACAGATCATGTTCCGTGATATGAACGACTTCATGTCAGGTGACGACATCCGTGGTGGTGACATTGTGCGCATCAAACTCAAACAGACGACCGGACTCATGAAGGTCTTTGTCCAGAAAGAGTTTCGTATCGACAAGTTCATGGGATCCAGCCGTACCGACATGAATAATAATGTCGAGGTTCACATCCTTCACTTGATCGAGAAACACTGGTATGACTCGACTGCACAGAATGTGAATAAGTCCTATGCAGGAACTGCCACGACAATCCTTCCGATGATCGCTAAAGAATTTTTGGACGATCGCGAGGTAGAGTCGTCTGGTGAGGATGTCCAGAACATGAAACTCATCGTTCCGAACATGACCCCCTTAGACGCGATGTCTTGGATCAAGAATCGTGTGACCACTAAGGATGGGTATCCGTTCTATCTGTATTCTAGTATTATCAAGGACGAACTCCAGTTCAACGATCTCAAGACGATGATGGAAGAGAAACCGTGGACCAATAAGAATCCGTTCTCATACATTGCCGCAGAACAGAACGATGAAGAGGTCGCGCGTGTACGTTCTATCAAAGGATTCAAATCCAAAGGCACCGATAATCTACTCACACTCATCGACAAAGGTCTGGTGGGCGCGAAACACTCTTACTATGATGTTACAACCAATCAGATGCACCATGTCACGTTCGATCTACATAAGGATGTCATGACCCGTCTCAAGGATGACCAGATACAGAAGGACAAACCGTTCTATACCGAAGATCTAGGTCTCGAAGACACACCGTTCAATCAACTGATCTCAAGACACACCACACAGATCGGTGGAACAAACGCCTATGACTCGCCCCAACACTCTCTTAATGAATCTGCTGGAGAAGGTCAATACAGACTCAATGTCATTACCCGCGCCATGACTCTCCTTACTCAACATAATCCTATGTCTATTGTTGTATCAGGTATCGACTTCGCTAACAAGACACATAACTCTGTGGGTAAAACAATCGACCTCGCGTTTCTCAAAACAGACGTTCTCAACAATAAAGACAATCCATACGATCAGAAGAAGTCCGGTACCTATCTCATCTACGCTGCTAAACACTCTTTTAAGATAGATGGATACGATGTGATGTTGTCCTGTATTAAACTCACTAACGGTGGTTACACATTATGATACCTAAACAATTCATTGAATACTATGGAGACCAAACACGCTGGTTCCTAGGTACAGTCGTCAATAATTCAGATGATCCTCTCCAGATAGGACGTGTTCGAGTACGGATTTTTGGACTACACGACGGTGTGGAGAAGGATGAAGACCTACCGTGGGCACAAATAGTGATTCCAACCATCTATGGAGTACACGAAGGTACAGGACAGTATCTGGGTATGTTAACGGGTACTAACGTATTCGGGATGTTTCTGGATGGACCCAGTTCGCAACTCCCCCTCGTGGTAGGTACGATTCCCAAGGAAAACGATAATAATCAACGAGCTACAGAGAACTATCCGTATAATAAGGTCTACCAAACAGAGAACGGACACTTCAAAGAATACGATGACACCTCTGAGAATCTCCGTATAAGAGAACAACATGCTTCTGGTACATACACCGAAATGCAACATGACGGCAGTCGTGAGACCGTGGTGGAGAAAGATGAGTATATACGCGTTAAGGGTGATGTAAAGATCGTCGGTGATCTCGATGCAACTATAGAGATATCGGGTAACTGTACGGTCGTGATCGGTGGTGACGCGACGATAGAGGTTGCAGGCAGTACCCTCCTAGACTGTCCTAGTACGACCGTCACAGGGGATCTGAGAGTCGATGGTGAGGTCTCTGTGGGCGGCGATGTGAACACTGACGCGGGAATCTCTCTGAATAAACATAAGCATAAGATCCTCACGGGTTCCTCTAAGGGGACTTCGGACAAACCTGTATAAATAGAACCACGGAGGTTTCACTATGTCAGAATCAGTATTCTCAGTCGAGGACGGTAATCTATACAACCGTCCTATCACCAGTTCTGTTCCAAGAGTCAACAGTGACATCGACTGCGCGTTTGTTGCGCGACCTAGTGGGGATCTCTATAAGAAGACAGACGCTGCCTCAGTGAAACAGGCGGTGAAGAATCTGTTGATGACTAATCACGGGAGTGTCCCATTCAAACCATTGTATGGTGCAAACCTAGGCAGTCTCTTATTCGAATTAGATACGATGATCGATGAGAGTGATATAGAGACTGTTGTTTCAGAAACATTACGTGACCATGAACCGCGAGTACGTCTACAGGAATGTAAGGTAGACCTCTACAGTGATTATAATGCGGTGAATATAAGAGTGACGTTTGAAATCATTACGACGTTTGAGGTAGTTACTTTGAACGTGGCCATTGCGAGGACAAGATGACAATAAAGAGTAGTGACCTAGACTTTGCGTCCATTAAGGAAAGTCTCATAGATCATTTCCGTAAGTATGACGAATACAGGGATTATGATTTTGAGGCGAGTGGTCTGTCTAGTATTATGGATGTGTTAGCATATAATACACACATCAACGGGCTGATCGCAAACATGGCGATTAACGAATCGTTCCTTAGTAGTGCACAGTTACGTTCATCTGCTGTTGCACACGCAGAGACTTTAGGGTATACTCCTAGTAGTAGAGTGGGGGCGAATGCGCGTCTAACTCTATCCACACCTACCACTGACGTACAGCACACTCTACCCAAAGGGCATATGGTGATGGGCGACGTAGAAGGTGTCGCATTTAAATTCACTACTCAGTCAGACCATTATGTCACACGCACAGAGAATGGCAAGGACTTTTATGAGAATGTGATGGTGTACGAAGGTGTGACCCGCACTAAGACTTTCCTTGCTAACGAGGGAGAGTCAGTTTATGTTATACCAGATCAGAACCTAGATGTCAACAGTATGGTCGTAGAAGTATTTGAATCCTTTGACTCGACTAATGGAGGTATAGTATACCAGAACATCAATGATGTGTCAAGGGTTTCGTATGACAGTCACGTATACATGGTGAAGGAGATCGCGAACGGATACTACGAAGTGTTCTTCTCTGACGGTAACGTACTGGGGCAAAGACCAAGTGCGGGGAATAAGATCGTCGTGACCTATCGCAGTACACGTGGAAGTGAAGCGAACGGGGCAGACACGTGGACAAGTGGTCCATTATCGACGCCATCGACAGCCCCCCTACTTATGGCAGTTGAACAGGGTACCTTGTCAGGTGGGGGTTTAGAACGCGAAGGAATTTTATCAATCAAAAAGCTCGCACCTAAAAAGTTCACTACGCAAAACCGTTTAGTCACCGCAGATGATTATGCCGCGCAGATCCTTGCAAACTACAGTGCAGACATACAGAATGTTTCGGTCTGGGGTGGTCATGATAATGTCCCCCCTGTCTATGGAAAGGTATTTGTTTCCATCGACTATAATGACGGCATAGAAGAATCACGAAAGTCACTGGTACAGGATTCTATTCGCACAGAACTGACAGACAATCTTTCGATCATGTCGATTGATACAGAGTTTGTGATTCCTGCCATTACTCAGTTAGAACTACGTACACACTTTAACCTAGATCCTACGACGAAGGTAGGCACCCCCGAAGAGAATGAAAGTCAGGTATCTTCGTTCATTGAAGATTGGGTGAAGGATAATCTAGGGACATTCGGTAAGACATTCCGTCGTTCGAATCTATTATCAGAGATTGATGATATCCATCCTAGTATACTGAACTCTCGTATGGATGTCAAGTTGAATACATTTGTGGTGGTTACATCTTCTGCAAACAATCCATTATCTTATACTGCGAATTTGCCAGTACAGATTGGGACTCCTGATAAGGATACCTATACTATTACTTCGAGTCAGTTTGGATTCAATAATAAGGTGGCTTTTATAAAGAACAAACTAGGATCGAATGTATTGCAGATCTTAGACATGGATAACAATGTATTGGTACCAAACATCGGAACTTATGACAGTGCAAAAGGTACCATCAACATCACGTCCTTCTATACAGATGAGTTGTTTACCATTGTTAAACTGACAGCGTTACCAGCCAATCCAAGTACATTGCGTCCACTGCGTAACCATATCTTTGAATTAGACACAACACTTTCCACAGTAACTGCTGTGATTGATGACGGGAATATCAAGGTCTCATTATAATGCCTATACTCACAGACGATCGTAGAGGAGCGGTATCATTTCATTCCAACACCGTTAGGAATGCATTACCCGATTTCTTCGACGAACATTATCCCCAGTTCATAGGATTCCTAGAGAAGTACTACGAGTACATGGAAGGGAACGAGGTGGGTTCGTTTTCGAAACAGATACAATCGTTATTTGAGTCTCGTACTATTTCTAATCTGGAAGGGGAGTCCCTCGACTTATTACTGGGGGAATTAAGTGACGGACTGGAGTCCCGTTCCTTCTACTCTAGTCCAAATCTCATGGCAAGACTGTTAGCAGATCTTTATCGTGCGAAGGG